TGGCATAGCTATATAGTGGGCATGATGGCATAGCTATATAGTGGCCATGATGGCATAGCTATATAGTGGCCATGATGGCATAGCTATATAGTGGCCATGATGGCATAGCTATATAGTGGGATATTGTGGGATTGCGTGGTATATCGTAACCCGCGCAATATGACAATATTCCGTCCACCTTCGACCCTAGCGCGTCGCGTACGCGTGCCGCCATACTGGCCGCGCCTAACATACTGGCCGCGCCTGACATACTGGCCGCGCCCATCATGCCATCATGCCATCATGCCATCATGCCATCATGCCGCGCCCATCATGCCATCATGCCATCATGCCATCATGCCATCATGCCATCATGCCGCGCCCGGCTCATGCACCATATTGGTGCATTGCCATACCGCCGCGCCTACCTCATGCACCATACTGGTGCATTGCCTTTATGTTAGTAAGCGCATACTATCATATTGGCCGCGCCTACCTGATGCACCATACTGGTGCATTGCCTAAGTGAGTGAGCGCACACTAACGCAGCGCACCAACCTGGTGCATTGGCCTAGCGTTTCACTATGTGAAATGCAATACTGCAATGTGGAACAGGGTCCCTTTTCTATATATCGATGCCCCCATAAAGGAGACCGGGGGGCCCCCGCCGCGGGACCCGGTGCAAACACAAGTTTGTAAATTTTTTTTTGTAAAATTTTGCTATAAAAGTGTCTCTTTTTTGCAACATCAAAACACAAACCCCGTCTTCCCCGTCTTCACCGCACGATTTTTGTAAATTTTATTTAATGAAATCAAAGCACTGCGGGGTATCCGATGTATCCGATGTTTATTTAACTTATTTTAAAAATAAATAAAAGTAAATTAATATATTTGGAATGGACTTGGAAATACAGCGGATACATCGGATACCCCGTCAAAAACGCTTTTATTTTTGGAATCGCGCCACAAACCCGCATTTGTTTGCATTAGTTGATATATGAACAAGTATGCCTATCAAATCCAAGGCGCATTGGAAAATGTGGCCGGAAGACTCACGGGTCTTCGGGTTTTGGTTTGTGACCTGTACAATTTTGATTCCGTAGATGTGCCAGTAGAGATATTGGATAAAGAGACAGCCAGTTACCTTGAGTTCCGACTCAAAGCAACCTCGGCCAATCTGGATATCCAGCGGCTACCCGTCTCGGTTCAAAATAAAATTCGCGCCCCACTTGGGCTTTGGTTAGACCGTTGGGTCTTAGAAAACTTTTATGGCGATATCAGCAAACGAAAAAGTCTTAACTCTTGATTATTGGAAAGCCGCTAACAAAATAGTCCAAGGTGACTATGTGTTCAACAACAAAGGTGAACTTGTTAAGGTCAAACTCGTGCAGGAATACTACTCAGAAGACTGCTATGAGGTGCGGCTTAACGACCACCTCACCGTAACAGGTGACCAGAAGCTTGGTTTCCTACTGGAAACAAAGAAATACCGTGAGCGCCTCTTAGCCTATAAGGGCAAACTCAAATTCAGACGGCCGCTTAAGCACTACAGCACCCAAGATCTCTTGGAAATGCCGCTACGAAATGGCTTTAACCGGTCTTTGTACTCCATACCGACCGCACATCCGCTCCAATTCCCGCACCAGACGCTACCAATCCCGCCGTTTTTGTTTGGATTTTGGTTTTTTGGGCGCCGCTCCACTGGAAAACTCGCCGCACCCGCCGATAAACAGGACTATGTGCGCGAACAGTTTAAAGAATTCGGCTACAAAGTGCGCAATCACGAGATTTTGCCAACCAAAAACCAGGCGTTCTCCGTCTCACCGACGATCCACAGCCAGTTAATCCCCAACGTCCCGACCAAAATCCCAGAAAACTACCTGCTCGCTTCTAAAGAGCAGAGGATTGAACTGCTGCGTGGAATTTTGCATTCCAAATCGCGCCAGTACTCACCCAAGTACGACGAATTTCGGTTTACAAACGCGCACTATGGTACAATCTTACAAGTTGCTGGACTGGTAGAATCGCTTGGCAGCAAATCGATTATCGAGTACAATAAATGGAAGAAAGATTACACCATTAAATTTAAATCGCGCCTCCCTCTTGTGCACAACCAGGTCTCACCACCCGTTAAAGTACACTACGGACGCCGATTTATTGCGCAGATCAAACCCGTCGCCCCGCGTATGTGCGTTCACATCGAGACTGACGGAGAAAACAACTCGATTCTTGTCGGAGAAGGATTTATTGCAGTATGTTAAACCCAAAACAAGAACTAACCCTTAAAAAATTCGCCGAAGCGCACAAACACTGGCCCAAACAGCAGCTTGAAGCTACGATATGGCAAGTCAAGTGGGCGCTGCAGGCATTACCGCACCAAAGAGAACCCGAAGATGGAGAATACGACACCTTTCTTATGCTTGCCGGCCGTGGATCGGGCAAGACGCACACTGCTAGCCACTGGATTGGCATTCGCGCTTGGAAGTACGACAACACACGCTGGCTCGTCACTGCTCCAACCTCAAACGACATACGAGCAACGTGTTTCGAAGGAGATTCAGGACTCCTTAACATTATACCGCCCTCTCTTATCCGAGATTACAACAAATCCCTTTTCGAAATCACTCTTACAAACGGATCCATTATTCAAGGCATTCCCGCCTCAGAGCCAGAGCGCTATCGAGGTAAACAATACCATGGGGCTTGGTTCGATGAGCTGTGCGCTTTCGATTACCTCGACGACGCTTATGATGGTGTACAGTTTACCCTTCGACTCAAAGACCCCCGCATCCCTCGGGTGCAACAAATTATCACTACAACCCCTAAACCTAGGGAACTCATCGTCGATCTCAACGAAGGTAAAGTAGGCGGCGACGTTTATGTAGTAAATGCATCATCGTATGACAACAAGTCCAACCTGTCTGCCACCTTCTTCAAACAGCTAGAGACGTATGAAGGCACCGACATTGGTAAACAGGAGATCTATGGCGAGATCCTTGACCCAGAGTCCTCTGGTATTATCAAACGCAAACAGTTCCGCATGTGGTCAGCAAACAAACCGACGCCCACACTGGAATACGTGATTGCCTCATACGATCCGGCGACCAGCGAAAAGACCATGAACGACCCGACTGCCTGTACGGTGTGGGGTGTGTTTGAGCAAGTCGATGCTGGCACTGCGATCATCTTGCTGGACGCATGGGACGAGCACCTTGCCTACCCCGAACTGCGCCGTAAAGTCATCAACGACTTTAAAGAGGTGGTGTACGGTGCGGACAACGATTTCGGTAAGGGCCGTAAGGCAGACCTAATCCTTATGGAGGACAAATCGGCGGGTATCTCCCTGATCCAAGAACTCCAAGGCTCGGGTGTACCTGTGCGCGGATACAACCCCGGGCGCGCTGACAAAGTGCAACGACTGAACATTGTGGCTCCCTTGGTTGCTAAGGGCAAAGTGTTTATTCCAGAAGACCCAGATCAAAAAGGCGAGTTTGCGTCATGGGCTAAACGGTTCTTAAGGCAAGTGTGTTCGTTTCCAGAGATGCAAGGCCACGATGACTATGTGGACTCCCTGTCTCAGGCGCTTCGGGTTTTGCGCGACTCGGGTTGGATTCAGCTTGATTTTCTCCCAGCTCGGGATTATGATTATGCGGATGACATCGCTGGTAAAAGATTTTCCAATCCGTATGCGCAGTAGGGCGGTTACCCCTACAATTGTGCATTAGTATAAATAGGACACAATTATGCTCAATCTGCTAAAAACCCCCCATCAAATGCTAATGGAAGAAGCTGGAGTTGCTCCAAATACTCCCGGCATGCTAAAAACCCCCAAACAAGCATTGTTGGAGGAAGTGAACGTTCCGCCAAAAATGGCAGACGGTGGACTAACCACCCGCCAAATGGAAGCAGAATTGATGACCAACGGCCGAGATATTCCAAAATTCAAATTTGCAAAAGATGGCTCAGTAAACGCCACATTCACACCCGAGCAGTTCTCCATTCTAAAACCTAAGCTCGTTGAGCTTGGTATGATTCAATAATCTATAAAAATTCATGGCAAATCCACAAATACCTATTCAAGCTGGCGCTAACTTACCTGGCTTGGACAAAGAAGAAGATATTCAAGACGCGGCGGAAAAAGACGCGGAAGTTGAATACTATGCAGACGCGTTGGGTCTTGAAGCAGAAGAAATTGAAGAGGAAGTAATTGAACTAGAAGACGGTTCGGTCGTTGTTAACTTCCAAGAAAAGCAAAGCCCACGCAAAAACCCAGAGTTCTATGAAAACTTGGCGGAGGTGTTTGATGAGGATGTACTCAACGGACTGGCACAAGAATACTTAGATTTTATTGATGTTGACCAAGAGTCACGCAAACAAAGAGACAAACAGTATGAAGAAGGATTACGAAGAACAGGCCTTGGAAAAGACGCACCAGGGGGTGCAACGTTTGATGGCGCTTCTAAAGTGGTACACCCTGTTATGGCAGAAGCTTGCGTTGACTTTGCAGCTTCAGCTACTAAAGAGCTACTCCCGCCTGACGGAATTGTTAAGTCGAATATTAAAGGCGAAGCGGACCGACTAAAAGAACAAACCGCTGACCGCAAAGTTAACTTCCTAAACTGGCAGTTAACCGAGCAAGTCCCAGAATACCGTGACGAGAT